ACCTGAACAAGCCTGTTTTATGGTCGCCTTGATGGTGCAATCTGCCCCATCGTCGCCCGAAAGTAGGGATGAGAAGAGGATTTGCTTCCCGTTTGACTTGGCCTTCGCACCATAGAAAAAGTCTGAAATGGATAAATTAGATTGAGTGAGGCTTTTTGGAGCAGTTGCACCAGTAAATTGAGACATTGAAGGAAACGATTCATTCACCAAAGAGATAATTTCTTCGTTGGTTGTTTTGATACCAAAGGTATTATTGAATTCATCATTACCCAAGCCATCCAAATTATTTTCTGCAATCATCTCAAAAGACACACCGCTATTTGGCAATTGAAGAATAATAGAATTTAAGTCTCTAAAATTATCAAGCAAAGTAATTTTTGCTTGAGCCGATGCAATTTCAATATATTGGCTTCCTTGCCACAAAAGAAGAGAAACAATCTTTCTTACTTTCATTTTTGCTAATTGCACAAAACCAACATGACCGCCATAATATGCCTTATGTGGAAGGTGAGAAAATTCAAAGTTATGATACTCGTCCTTCGTGATAATTGGTCGGTATGAACGCTTTACCTTGTCATCAACGATACCCTCCACCCTTTTGATGATTGACCCAATTTGAGCCAATGTGGGGTATGTGGATGCTGAAAAAGCGGGAACCTGTAAGAGATTAGCAACCTCGGTAGCGTTGGTGTAAAAGCCCCGACCTTGAGAATAGTCTGGATTAATTTCCGTAAAATCGCTTGGCGAGATTGTTTGTCCCATTTCAAGCACCAATCATTTTTTGTAAAGCCCGAATGTTTTTCTTTAACTTATTGACATAATTAGCCATCGCTTTGTTTTGGCTTCTTCTTGCTCCACTTAAGTTAAATTCACCATGATTCGTCACTTCAAACTTTACTTCAACAATAGAGTTTTTAAAAGCATCAATTAATCCATCTTTAGGAATAGGAACTATTGAAACCTTTTCTGCACCGAAATCTTGAGCAGTTCTTGTCTTAAAACTCCTGCTTACTTTACCTTCTTCATCTTCTTCATCTTCAAAGTTAAAAACCATAATTTCAGATTTGTAGTTTTCTTTTTCGTCTTGGCTAAGATTTTTATATTCTTCTTCCGAGATAAAAATCTTGCTTCCGTCCTTATTTCTTTTAGTTTTATGACTAAATGCTTTTTGGGACTGTTCTTCAATTTGTTCAGGAGTTAAACCCTTACCGCTGAAATCTTCAATATTTTTAATTGCATCAAGAGCCATTTCTTTATATGTTTGTTCTGTTTTTCTTGAATTTCTGATATTAGCATAACATTTTACAGAATAAACAACATCAGGAGCAACTAAAAATTTGTTAAGTATTCTAATAATAGTCTCTTCATTATCAACAAAGAAACCTTCGGGCGTTCCCGAACCGCCGTCAAATGGAAACTTAACTCTCACCTCTCTTGTTGTTTCCGCAAAAATATAAAAATAATATTTATCTCCTACTTGAACAATATCTTCTTGTTCCATCAAATCTGTTCTGTTTAAATCCATTCGTGCGGCTGAAATAACTGCGATATTTAAATCCTCAGTAAGATTGGTGGGCATAGGCATTGTTTCTCCTATTTGCTCAAATGTTTTATTACCATCTTCATCTTCTACTAATTCCATTTCAGCGATTTTATTTTTGCTTTCAAACTCGCCCGAAATTTGGTCAATATGTTCTTGGGGTAAATCAAACGCATAATCAAAAGTTTCCTTTCCTATAATTGACTTGGAGTTTCTTTCTCTAAAGGCTGCTTCTTGTCCTGTTTCTTCCAGAATAAAATCAGTCTTTGCGGCAATCAAATCCCCTTCATCAAAAAAGGGAAACCTTGCTTCCATGTGTGCTTTTAATCCACTTTTATCTGAATCAAAACCATAAGTGTATTTTCCTTCCTGCCCTTCTCCTTTATGTTGCCGAATAGTAATATCATAAGAAACATCAAAGTCATCCACTTCTAATTCTTTACCCTCTGGTGTTTTTTCTATTTTCTTTAGTTTATTTTTAGCATACCAAGATTCAAAATTAAAATTAGGCAATTTTGTAACTCCGCCTTGAATAAAAGAAACATCTGTTCCCCTAAGCCTACCTAAAACTCTATTGTTAGATAAATCTTTTAACTTTTTATCTTTAATAAACTCTTCATTTGCAGTATTTGGTTTAGGTTCTTGTCCTTGCCTTCTTCTTAATTGAGAAAAGCGATTCCAAGCATCCGAATCTTTCTTCAACTCTTCTTCTAAAGAATCATCTAAAACTGTTTCTAATACAGCCTTTAGTTCTTCATCTAATTTTTCCGCATTGACTTCGCTTTCTTCCACACTATCTCTAGCAATTCTTAATTTATTACGAAAGGACTTTTGCCCTTCTGTAATATAGTCCCTCATTTGCGTTCGGACATAATCTTTAGATTTGGGTAGAGAAAGAGTTTGATTACCCCATCTAAAACTAACAGACATTCAATTCACCTCACATTAGCCATTTTGCCCAAGCCGCACCTTTTTGAATTGCTGCGCCTAAATGTAATCCACTTGCAGGAGGCTCATAACTCATTTGTCCTTGAGCATCAATCCAATAAGGACGGCCATATCCATCTGTTCCTGTTGGAGGAATAGGATAACCTGAACCATTATTCATAGCCCCTTGCATTTGATTGAATTGTTGAGTATTTCCGGTAACATTGGCTAAAGCCATTCCTGCTGAAGGCTGTTGCATACCTCCGCCACTAAAGCCTTGTGATTCAAGATATTGTTGTTTAGCCATCTTTCTTTGCATAACAACTTCTGTATTAATTGCTGATTGTAATAACTTTTGAATATCTAAATCAATATTTTCTTGAGTAATTCTTTCATATTCACGAAGAGCATCTCTATTTACAGTAAGGCTGCTTCCGCTTGAGTCAAAACTTAACTTAGCCAACATTTGAGAAACTACCCTTTCAACAACATCCTCCATTAACTTTTCAAGAGCCATTAAGAATTGTTCCCCATGATATTGAAAGAACTCTTCAACATGGTTTTCCTGTAATGAAAGTAAATTGTTCACCGTTTTAAACTGCGTATCGCTTTGTGATTGAACCGCACCTAAGACGGTGCTATTGCTTGTTCCTAATATTCCCACTTCTATTCCTCCTTAATTTTCTCTTCTTCGGGTAATTCGTTCTGTGCTTGGACACCGTTCTTTAACATCAAATGGTTTAGCCTTTCTGTCATAATGTTCATTTCTGCAATCAAGCGAATGACTTCATCGGTGGCCGTCTTTGTGTCTGCTAAGGCGGGTGGGGTTATAAACCAACCTGCCGCCGTAAGGGACATAACATCTTCCTTTGTTAAAGTCTTAATCGGGCCACCTTTAAGCATTTTAGGCATTCTTGGCTTAAATGCACTAAACTCAAGTCCGTGTTTATCTGCAAGAATTTGCTGTTGTAGCATTTCTAATTGCATATAAAATGAAGCGTGTTTAGGGCAATAAGTTCCCATTAATGGCCGTCCCTTAACTACGCCATCTAAGGGCATGGGAGGACGCATATAATCTCCCTGTTCCCAAATGTGATGAAAACCACAGACAACGCATCTATCTTTGAGATTAAATTTCTTTCCATACTTAATACCTAAAAACTTCTTTGGTTCTGCTCTTAAAACCAATTTGAGTTCTTTTAGTTGAGCCTTCGGTTTATATGAAATAAACTTGTATTCTTGCACAACGCCGCTTGCTCTCGCCTGTTGAAGTGGTGAAAGCGAAGGGTTAAATTGCTGTGGTGCATTTTGTCCTATAATGTTGTTTTGATACATAATAATCAGTAATCCTTTATCATTGTGGTGATTCCTCTATAAACCATTTCGGGGTCAGACTTTGCAGATACAATATATTTGAAACATGGTATTCCTTTATCATTTAACTTTCTCATACCGTATTTGAATGGTTCAAAAATTTCGTGTTTATCAATTGATTGGCCTTCTTCTAATGGATATTTTTTTCCCCATATATCGTATTTGTTTGCCCAAATTCCTACGGCCATCGGATAGTCAGAATCTCTTTTTCTTTTTCCGTTTGACCATGTTTTTGAAATAATTGAATCTATTAAAAACTTCCATGCTAACTGGTGGTCTAGGTTTGAAGAACTATCTAAATGTCTGTGGTCAATCATAAAAACAATATATTTAACTCTTCTATTTTGCATATCCTTTTCCCATTCTTTCCAGTATATTGCTTCTCCTCCAATATCTGCGCTCCTTACTGTATGTGAATCTCCATCAATTTTGACATTTTTTCTTGTTGCTCTATGTCTCCCAACAGTTCTTTCTTGTATTTGTGGGACTTCTCCTCTTGTTCTCAATTGATGACTAAGCGTTGTTTTACCAACCATTGTTGCTCCATAAACTCCAAAATTAATCGCATGAATTTTTTTATAAAATCCTATAACTGCTTCACCAACCAAAATAGCAAAGCCAGTCATTAATGACATTTAATGACCCCATCCCCCAAGAAAAACATCAAATAGGAAACCCATGACGCTAAAATTAAAAACTGCTCCTATAATATTCCCAACTAAGAAGAAAAACAAAGTAGAGCATAAGCCCCAAAACCATGCTTTCATCTTAATAAAAAACACATCGGCAGAATGCGCTCTTTGTGTATTATAAGCATAATCCGAATCGGAAAAGCCCATTATGTCGCCAAAGACCATTCCTTCACCGCCTATTGTAGTGCGGCTAAGAACTCGTTTCCAACGCTATTATCTTCTTCCTGTTGAACAGGTTGATAAAAGGTGGTATTATATTGTTTTGCACTTTCACGCATCTTTAGTCGTTGTTGTTCATCCCTAGCCTTTCTTTCCCAGTATGCCGCAATTTTACGGTCTAAGAGCCAAAGTTCTATTCTATCGTTGAGAGATAAATCAAAAACGGCCTTCATAACCATGATTGCACCAATTGTTCCCAAGCCAAATAGAACAGAATGAGCCAATGGGCCATAAGGAAAATTCATTCCAAATGCCGCATACGCCCAAACATTTGTTCCGCTTAAAGCACCAACAAACAGAATTGTCATAATTAGACGAGTATCTTGACTTAATGCCGCCATATTATCACCTCAAGCAAAATGAAGGTAAGCATTTGCGTTGCCTGATGTTTCTTCATAAAATAGTCCAACAGAACAAATAACACCATGCATATCAAATTCAACTTGTGGAATAGCCGCACCATCCAGATTTAAACGGGCTAATTCTTTACCCGTGTTATCTGTTCCGTCAAATATCTTAACTTGACACGGTGCGCCACTATCATTATTAACATGAATGGAAATCAACTTACACTTACCTCTAAATACTAGCGTATTTCCTGTTAAAAGACCACTACTTCTGCAACTCGGCATCTTTCATCACTTCCGTTCAACCTGTCTATGAGGCATCACCCTCTTAACCCTATCGCTAGGATTATTACTTCAAAGAAGACTTTTTGCTCTTAGAGGGGGCTTTCTTCACCTTTGCTTTAGCGGGGAGAAGGTATGCACACAATTTGTCATGTGTGTCAAAATCCTTATCTAAAGCCCTGCTTAGGCGGGTTAGGCGAGAAGGTTCTACTTGCTTTAATTCTTTCCTATCGCTTTCAGCAAAGGAAATATCAAGGCATAAATCACCCAAATAACGCAAAGCGTCTTGAGCAGGAATATCTAAAGTAATATCCCTACTCAAGATTTCGCCATTAACCAAAAGGGTTTTTGACCGAAAACCCCAAGCAAGTTTAATTGTCGCCAATTAAACCACCTCAAAGAAGGCCATAGACTCTCATTCGGACTGAACCGCCATTCCCGTCATTTGCGAGAGTAGCGTTTGTTCCGTCTAAAGAAGTGAACATTAGTGCTAATGAACTGTTTGATTCATATGCGCCTGTTGCTGAACATTCAATCTGTGGTTGTAGTGCGTTTGCATTATCATGGCCTGTAATAACTGCCGCAGTAATGGATGATAGCCCAAAAGCAGAAGCAGGAATAATTGAACCTGTCGCAACAATTGAAGATACATCAACTAGCGCATCAACCATATATTCATCGCCAATTGCTCTTGGCTTGGTAAAACCTTTATGGTCTGCTAATAATGTAACTGAATAAACTAAAGCCATTTAAATCAACTCACAGGAGGTTGGTAATCTTTCCTTGACCCTTGAAGTAAGAGCATCCGGTTTCAGCCATTGTGCGGTAAAGAGCCTTGTTTCCAAGAGAACCGACACCGAATGGGTTTCCGTTGCTGATACCATCCTCAAAGTATTGAGTTGGTTTCATCACAGATAGCCACAAATGGTCAGTATCAAGGAAAAGCATATCACTAATCAAAGAACCGTTAAGTCCAGTTGAAGGCATAGCAGCAACAGGAATCAAAGGAATGTCGTAATAGGTTGAAACTCGGAATCCGACTTCTGCACCCTTAACACCACGAACACCGTTCACAGTTGGAACGATTTCCTTTCTATCCATGAAACGCTCTTGTGCTTGAAGCAAGTCAGAAAGAGTTTGAAGCGTATCATATCCAGTAAGGATAACCTTTGGTGAACCACCAGCAACACGAAGTCTGCGAACCATATCATTGATAACAGTTAGCGTCAATTGTCGTGCTTCTGCTGAAAGGTAGCCATCTCCGAAAGAAACTTCTGCATCCAAATACTCGTTGCCCGACGCACTTCGGAGTTTTCCGAAAATGGTGTCAATTTCTGCCGCAGTTTCGGAAGCAACGATGTTTCCACCGCCAGACGCAGCCATTTCAACAATTTCAGCCGAGTTAGCCACAATCTTGTAAAGCGAAGTGTAGTTTCTAGCAATAGCATTTGCAGTAGTATAAGCCGTATCGGGGTCATAGTTCTCCAAAGGATTAACAAGCATAGCATTTTGAACTTCTGCGTGATGCTTACCCATATCTTCTCTCAATTGAGCACGAATATCACCGATACCATCGTCAATTTGAGCCATTTCCATAGCCAATTCGCTGAAAGCAAATTGATGTGCTACAATTTTTGGACTGACGAACAATGTATCGTATTCAGGAGCAATTGAAATCAAACCATCTGTGTTTGAATCAAGGCTTGCGTTTTCAGGAACACCACCGATTCTATCAGCACGAAGAGAGTCTCCTCCATACAAACCGTCTGAAAGAGCCGTATTGGAAGCAAGGCTAATATCAAGGAAATTACCAGCACCGCCAGCAGGTCGCTTCTTGAGGATTCTCCAACCACTTGAAGAATAAGGTCGCTTTGCGATAACAGACAATGCATTGCATTCTCGGTTTAGCATAGACCATACCTTTTGGCCGTAAATTTTGTTATAGAGATTACCGTTAATACCAGTAATAGCGGATTGCGAACCATCGTGAGCGTTATGAATACCGCTAATGGTTCCTGCCGCTTTGAGCAATTGGTTGCTAATATGACCAGTTGCGCCCGTTCCGTATGTCTGTGCTTCTAAATCTGCAATTGTGTTAATATATCCTGTCATGGTAATCACCTCAAAGGTTTCCTCCAACCATTTTATGAATGTCAGCCCAATCCATTTCGGCTAATTCATCCATTGATGGGAGAGCAATTGTGGCTTCTTCTTGAGCCTTAATGATTTCGTTCTTCTCAGTAGTCAAAGACTTGCGGAGAGAAGCAAATTCATTCTTAAGAGAAGCAATTTCGCTTTGGGCATCATATTGAGCCTTAGCGAGAACATTTTCTCTTGAAGAGGTTTCAGCCTTGAATCGGTGTTCAAATTGCTTTTGGAGATTGTCGTAAGCCAACTTCTCAAGTTGTTCTTGACGGAAAGCATCGTAAGCCTTCTCAATGTTAGCGACACTCAAATCAAGAGTTTCTAGTTCTTGGTTGTCAAATGCCTTAACAACGGGCAAATCCGATGCTCTTGGCTTTCCGTTGTCAATAACGATTCGGTCAGCAGGTTCACCGATTTCAACACCTGCTCCATCAAGAGTAGATAGGAGGGCTTTGTTGGATTCATCCATGTATTCGCCCATGCCCTTTTCATCCATCATCTTTTCGTCATCTTCTTCTACCATAGCCATGCCTTTTTCTTCATCGGGCATAGCCATGCTTTCTTCATCTTCTTCCTTTCTTAGCATATTGACTTCTTCCATAAGAGCGTCAAGTTCCGCTAATGCTTTTTCAATTTTGGTCATATTTTTCACCTTTTTTGTTTTTTTGTCTTGTTTTAGAATATCAAATCTTGCTTCTGGATTAATTCCTTTTTCACAAATTGTGACTTCATGTAATTCTAACTTTGAAATTTCGTTGTATTGTCCAAATTCATTATTGGTTTTCTTTACTTTTTCTAAAGCCTGTCCTCCAATACTAAAACTTCTTAATGAACCTTTTCTAATGCCTCGGTTAATCTCTTTGGCTTTTTCAATATCATCTCTTAATTTGATTACAACAAAGAATCCTACATCATCTACTTCTGTTTTGAATAATCTTCCTGATTTATCTCGGTATGATTCAACTACTTCTCCGACTTGAACATTTGAATGATTGGTCATTACATTTCTAAACTTTGGGTTCTCCATGTATTTATTTACCGCTTCTTTAAGGGCTTTGAGTGTGATTAAATCATTTTGCTTATCAACGATTTCAATGCTTGCATATCCTCCAATCATTAAATCGTCTTGGCTTTTGAGAATCCTAAAATCCGAAGTGTTGTTTCGCATCACCGTAGAAGTCATTCTTCTCAATCCCTACTAACCCTTATCCAGTATATAAAGAACACCTATTCTTCCGTAGGAAGGGGCAATTTGTTATACCTATCTTCATAGATATTCCACTTTCCTTCATCCCCTTCCTTATCGGCAGGTGTTTGTTTGTAGCCCGTCCAAGCAAGCCACATTTTTTCACCATCCACATCTAACACTCTATAATGCATTTTTGTTTCAAATTTGTTGCCTTTCAAGAAATATTCATGATAGCCGTCCCTTTGAATACCTAAACGAATTTTACCCGAATCAATCAATTTACCTCTAGTGACCGTTTTTGCTACTTCTGCTGGATATTTTCCAGCCGCACCAAACAAATCAAACATCTCTTTTTCATTTTCAACATCTATTGTCCAAAACATATTATCTGTTTTTAATTTAATAGCAAGAGTTAAATTATCATCTTCTCTAGAATAAATTCTAAATTCTCCCTCTCTTAATTCTTTAGGGGTTTTATATTCACCTTCAACGAGTTTAATATCTTCCTTTTTGATTTCTTCTTCCTGCATGATTTTATCATCATCAGCAGCGATTTTATTATCTCTTTCGCTAATACCATCTCTAAGGATAGCCCATTTCTTTAACTTCTTTTCATCGGAATCAAGAACCTGTTCATATAAATCGTTATGTTTTTCTTTCAAATGATTGTGAATTTGTCTTGGAGTTTGTTCTCCATTCATCTTTAAATATTGAAAGATAGCAACAGTTAATTCACTTTGCTTAGTTTTCATAATATCAATGGCTTGTTGCTTCCACATATCTAAATCCATTGTGGCGTTCTTAGACATTAGATTATTCTCTTCATAACCATAGATAGTAAAGCCATCTAAATCATATTTAATGATAATATTGGCTTCTCCGTGGATATGGTCTGTGATTTTAACTCCCTTTGTAAATGCTTCAACATTGTAATTAAGAGACTTCTTGGTGTCTTGGGAAAGTAATTCTAAAGTAATTAATTTATCGGGATATTCAACTTCAGGAATTTCAATCGGTTTAGCAGAAAATAAACTAAATCCATCTCCTTTCTTCTTGACTTCATCTACCTTTACTCGGATAATTTCGCCAACATTAACAGCCATTTTTGTATTCAAAGCCTTACCTACATTCAAGTATTGTCTCTTATCAATCTCAACTGTTCCTTCCATTTCCTCAGTAATTGGGCCAACACCAACCGTATAGGAATATAAATTACTCTTTGTCTTTTTCTTCTCTAATACAATAACATCTAAATCAACAAATTTCTTTAATTTAATCCATTTTGGGTTTTTCTTTGTTCCGATATAATAAGTAGAAGTAGAGTCTTTGATAACGACTCCTTCCGAAGCAGGATTTTGCATAATTTCATCAGCATATTTTTGTATATCCTTTAGATTATCTGCTTGTCGTGTATCTTTCTTTGAAGGATATGCTATCGCTTCACTAGACTTTGATGAGTAATTATTGAAAAGAATAGTCATTCTGTTCTCTAATTCTTCATCAACAAGGGTTTGAGACTCATGGCGAATAATATCAAAAACATGACATCTTAATGTAGCATCTTTATATTTGCCCTTAAACACATGAGCGATTGTATCTGCTCTATGAAGAGGGTCATCTCCGTCAAAAAGAACCAATTCTGCATCAAAGATACAGTCTCCATATTCTTTCTTCTTTAGTTCTTCAACCTGTGCTTTACACTTATCAGTAATGTCTTTTTCATTATAAGAGTAAATTTTTACTTTGTCATCAATTTTGTGCAATTGAACTCTCATACCGTCAAACTTTTCCTGCACATACCAATTGCCGCTAAATCCCTTTAACTCCTTAATATCATCTACTTCAAAAATTCTATACATAGGTTTGTTGGGAACAATAAACTGAGAAACAGATTTTTTCTCTTCTTCAGGAATAGATTTTTGTAATCCTTCAATATCGGTAGTCTCTTCCCATTCTTCTTTACTATTCTTAGATAAAAAGATTAACTCTAACATATCCATAGCAGCCTTTACTTTAGATTCAACTTTCTTTGAGTCTTTTCCATCCCCGTAATGCTCAATAATATAGAGGGCTATGTCGTCCACTTCTAGGTCAAGTCCCATAAGACCCTCCGTAATTGTGTCGGGGGTCATGTCTTTAACCCTGTAAATGCTTTCAGATAGGGCTTTATTATCGTCCCTTATAGCATAATGCACAAATTTGACCATGCTTTCGGGGTTATCTAACAATTCTTCAAGCACACTATCCTTGAACATGGCGGCGAAGGGGTCGGCCACGATAGATGAAGAATACCTTAAAAGTTTAATATTCTCAAAAAGTTCTTTGGCTTGGCGTGAAGAAGGGTCTTTAACATCATTGTCATCTAAATCCTTTTCATCAATAAAATTTTTCATTTCCTTACCAGCAGCGTCGGCTTCATTATATGATTCAATGATGGTATCAACGGCTTTACGCCAACGACCCGAATATTCGTTTGGGTCATGTCTTGCAGACAAATAGGCTACCCGTGTCTTTTCAAAAAGACGAAGAATTTCTTGAGAAGGTTGTCTATCCTTCTCAATAGAAGCCAATTTCATATGAATCATCTATTTCTTTCGTATTCAGAATCTAAAGTTTCTCCTGAATAATCAGAATCATAAAACTTTGTTTGTTCAGGCATACCGTGTAATTCCTCTTCAAGGTTCATTAATTCCTTGTTTACCCGAACAATTATCTTCATCATTTTTTCTTTATCTTCTGGCTTAGCCTCTTTAATTTGTTTAGATAAACCAGTAAGCATAGCGGCTAGGCCGTCTATTTGACTAATAAGTTTCATTCTTTTTTCATGGTCTAACATAGGGTTAGTTTCATAATCTTCAGGTAAAATGTTCTTTAAAATACTAACCATTTTTGTTATTTCTCCCGCATAAGCATGAAGATTAATTGGCCCATCATTTGATTCTCCTTTGTAAGTATAATTTTCTGCTTTTGGTCGCTTCAATTTAACTGCTTCCGAATCATCATCCATAGGATTTCTGTTGTTATCCATTAAGGATTGATAAAGAATTTCTTTGGCTTCTCTCGCCTTTTGAATCATAATGCTAATCTGTCTTTCCTCTTTTGTTACTCTTTCTGGCATTTAAATCACTCCATCTTTGAAACCATTTTATGAATATCCGACCAATCCATGCTAGAAACATCAGTAGTAGGTAATGAATCAACCCCGCCAATACTGTTATCAAGAGCAGGTGTAGGGCTTTGAGAAACAACTAAACCAGCCTTCATTAACAGGCTATCTTTTGCATAGATTGTTTTTTCTAATGCTTCAACCTTTGCAGTTAAAGCCTTAATAATGGCTAACATATCTTTGTTAATACTTTCTTCTGTCATTCTTTCACCCCGAATCTATCCATACATGCCTTCTTTCTTTTGAGGTATTCAGCCATTCCAATTGACCCATTACCATAAAGTCCTGTTAATTTTTGAATACAAGCCTCATAAGAGTTATAATCAACCGATGTTCCAGCCATAGGTTTTCTCCTACTTTCGCCTCTAAATCCTTGTGAACTCATTCTTTTTGAAACATCATTACAGTCATTACAACCGCAACCGCTTGCCTTTAAAATTGTTTTCCAACTCATTTCTTTTCCTCTCCTTTTCCTCTTGGGTGAACTAAATCTCTTAATTGACGATAGAGCAACTCATACTCCTTACGCAACTTCGTAGCGGTGGCTACAATATCAATGTTGCGTTCATCCATTGATTTCATTTTCTTGTTTAACTTCTTATCTGATTTAATTAACTTCAATTCTCTAAGAGTTTGAATAAGTTCACCTAATTTAGTAAAGTCTTGTCCAAAAAATTCTGTTGGTTCTGCGGCTTGAAGAGTTTTCTTTAATCTCTTTCTTCCTTTAGCGTCTAAAGAATCAAGAAGTTTTTTAGGCTCTTGTTTCTTCTCCTTTAGAATAAAGCCATCACCTTCTCCATAATAGTCCCAAGTCATCATTCTTCCTCCTTTGGTGATTCTTGAAAAATCTTCTTAGATTCTTTTGTTGGTAAGTCTGCTGGCATTTTATCCTTAATTTTACTCTCAATGAAATTAACGACTTCTTGCAGTTCTTCTGCCTTTTCTTCATACTTCTTGGCTAAGTCGTCAATCTTTTTTGCGGCATCAACATCAATTGTAGGTGCGCCTTCAAAGAACCCTCCATCTGCTTGAAGAACCAATTTAACATCAGGGTTGCTCGCTAAATAGCCCGACAGCCCATCTTCAATATCACCCTCGGCTTTAGCAGTAATTCTTCCCATCTGTTTAGCATACCTACTTAAATCAAAGGTAATATTTGCTCCTTTAGTTAATTGTTCCTTAATTTCAGGCAAAGGGTCGGTTTGTTTAAATATATTTAAAATAGTGCTAAATTCTTTCAAAGTGGGCTTTAATCTATCAAAGGTATCTAAATCAACTTGAAGTCTTTCTAATTTTCTTTCCTCAGCCTTAAGTTCCTTTTGCAGTTCTTTTTTAGCATCTTCAATATGTTTTTCTTTATTATCATCAATATCTCTAATCATAGAACTAAGTTCCTTAATTGAACCAATTTTTTTCTCACGGTTTCCTTTAGTCCCTGAAGCAATAATTCTTCGTAAAGCAGCATTTAGTTTTTTAACCTGTCTAGCAACCAAATCATCTGGATTTTTCAGAGTCTCTCTAATCAATTCTATTTTCTCTTCAATAAACACCTTAGTGTTCATAATACTAGTAGTATGTTTTTGAGTAGCGTTAATTCTTCGTAGTGCTCTTTCGTATTCCCTATTTATGCCAACATCAGCCTTTCTCTTCTTTGCTCGTTGAAGCATACGAAGTCTTTCAGACTTTACCTTTGTTCTAGGAACTAAAGTTCTAGGTTCTCTCTTCCACCTTTGCTTATGGATAACTCTAAAAACTTCCAAGAAATCAATGTTTTCTCCATCAACATCAAATTCAATATTTAACACATCGTTAAGTTTTCCCTGTAATTTAATTACATTAATATCGGGGCCTTTCTTAACTTGTTCTCGGCCTTTTTTGTTGAACTTATACATTTTTCCTGAAAGAACTCCATCAACTAAAAGTTCTTTATACTCTTCTTCTAGGAGATTATTGTTTGCCTTTAATTGCGTTAAAAATGCTAATAAAGAACTAGAATTGGTAGAAGTAGCACCTAGTTGTGAATACTTTTGCATTACCCCTCTAACAGAAAGTTTTCCATCTTTTCTTGAAACTTTTGCATCCGAAGCAATTTCCGCTAAAATACGCGATTGAAAATCTAAGGTTGATAAAAGTTTATATGCACCAGATTCTTCAACAGACCTACTAAACTCCTCACCATATAGGTTTTCAGCAATTCTAGCATCTATTTGTGCTTGTTCATCAGCATCATCAACAGGTGCAGAATATCCTTCTTCTTCACTTGCTCTTGCAGAACCCTCTTCATCTTCTTCTTGTTTAGCAATAGCAATATATTTTCGGTAGGCTACCATGTTTTGAGCATTCATATTTTCAATTAAAGAGGCTTCAATTAAAGAGGCACTAGCCCTCTCCTTAACCAAAATAGATGTATTGTCATCTAATTCTGCTTTGCTTAAAATATTAAGCAAAGATTTATCTTTGGCTAATTCAATAAACATTTAAAAACCTCAAAAAGGAATGTTTTCTTTTTTTCCTCTTTTCTTTGATGGTAAAAGAATAACATCGGGATTATCAGAAGAAGAAGGTAGTGCTTTATGAGTAGTATCAGGAGGCAACCCAATAGACATATCCTTGCTCTTTTGCTTTTTATTATTTTCTTGAGAAGTTAAAGCCTTTACTTTGGCTAATTCCTTAGTCAATCTTCTTTGTTTCTGGTGTAAATCCTCGCTCATATTTTTTCCTCCAAAGTTCCTTGTGTTCTTTCTAAGATAGCAATAATTTGTTCTTTAGAAAGGCTCTTGATATAATCAACTGCTCTATCAATTAAATCACCTCTTGTCATTTCTGCTAAATTAGACATATCCTCTTCAAAAACTAAATCTAAACTATCGGTTCTTCCTTTTGGATTTATATCATCCATAGGATTTCCTCCCTTCATTCTCGTTTGAGTAGGTCTTTTTATCCTATTACTCAAAACCTTTTCAGGGATTTCTTTACCCCCGCTAAGTTTGCCTTTTCTATCTCTAGCGGCTTTTAATATCGTTTCCCAATTATCCATTTTAACCAACTCTTCTCTCAGTCCTTGTGTCAGTATTCTGATTTCCAGCCTCTAAGGGCAGACCCGCCATTCTCTTATCTGGGCCTACGCTCATTCTGCTTTTATTCCTTGTGGCTGGTGGGTTCTCTTGAGGCTTCCCTCCACCCTGCATAGCCTGTTCTTGCATCTGCCCCATCTGTGAAGCATCAATGTTTGTTCCTGCATAGGGGTCAGGTTGAGCCTGTTCCCCTTCGCCTTCTGCCGGTGGTTTTTCTTCGGGTTCTGGCTTTTTGAAAGTAAATTGACCATCTTCATCCATATCAACTTCAAATCCTAAATTCTTGGTTGATGCAGCAATATTGACTTCAATTTCACGCTTACGAAGAACAGCAATTTCATCTTCTTCTTCGCTTGGAGGTAATTTCAAATCCCAATCTGTAATACCAAATTGCTTTACAAGGAATGGGAAAACATAGTTATTATAAACAGTTTGTGCTTTTTGAACTGCTCTATTTGTTACGAGGATTTGCATACCTTCATTGTTTAATCCACCACTAGTGGTATTATCAGCCATGAATACTTTACTCACGCCATAAAAAGCAGAAATCCTATCTCTTAAATCATCCTTGACAGAAACATAATCCATTTCTTTGAGACTATCCATGAACTTAATCCACTCAACTGCCCCTTTACCGCCTTCTGCTTCAATACCCATGACAGGAATAAAGTGAGGGTCGGCTTCCATCTTTTCTTTAACAGACCGCCAAAACGACCGCATAGAGTCCATGTTTCTTGTTTGAACTGCAAGTAAGCCCCTTGGCATTCGGCTCTTTGTGTAAGACTGATTAACATAGTTCTCCATAGCAATAAGAGTCATAATATTGTTAAATAAAGTAATAACTGGAGACATACCATATAAACGAGAAGGACTGTATTTACTAAAGTGTAATACCTCTCCTTTCAAAAAGTGCTGGTCATCTCCATTTACTCTATTAACATAATGAATAGGGAATAAATTACTATTACAAACTTCACATTTTTCATGAGGGTCTTGATGAATAACCCCCCGATGATTTACACAAGTAAAGCCTTTTGTTCCTCTTTGTCCATTTTCATCTGAATAAATAAACATTGTCACGGGGTCGCCACGATAAACTTCTTTAATACGATGCATTCTAATTTTACCATTACCATCAATAAAATATTCTTTAACAAGAACAATGTAAGCATCGTCCATAATGTTTAAATCATCTTCAAGTTCTTGTAAAACATCAATAAACAGTTGTTCTGATTTATTAACATATCCTTCAATAAACTTCTCGGCATATTCTAATTGCTTAACATCAGGAATTTTTAAGTCTGGGCTTTTACAGCGAGAACATTCTTGAACAGGTCTTTTATGTTCTTTACCACAACTATTGCATCGTGCTTCATATGCTTTCTCCCAAACATATCCTCTTCTAAATACTTCCTGCTTTAATTGAGTAATGCAAGTTCTTGCTATAACTGATTGATTAACTATATTATAAATAATAGGGCCAGTCATCATGTGATTGGTTTCTCTTTCCTGAATACCCATATTGTATACTTTTCTATCAGCAGGTTTAGGAGTTTGTCTCCTAAACAGATTAGTAATGCTGAATCTTCTTTTTTCTTCAACCATGTATCGCACCCCCCATTTTAACGCTACGCTATCCTCGGCTATGAACGCTTCGGTTATGGCCTTCCACTATCCTCAATATCATACCTTTCATTACTTGAACGCAACATTTCTTCTAAAATACCTCTCAAATAAGAGGCTTTATTTTCAGGCCGCTTGAATCCTAGTTTTAAGTAATAAATAACCATTCTTTTATTAATGTCTGCTAAATTAGAAAATTTAACATATTTTTTCCTATCTTTAGGCAATTTATCGTTTAGGATGCCTTCTTTAAGTTGTCTCCACTTTGTTGTGCTTTTAGTTATTAGTAGGGTTTTGTCCATAACATCGCCTCATCAATTTTACAAGTTAAACATCTATTTGAAATAAGTTGTGTTCTACATCTTCTACAAACAGTAGCATATCTAATTCTTTTTGGTAGTTTTGTTCTTACCTTATGTTTAAAAATATCGTAGTGTTTTCTAGGCATCAGCAATTCCACCTTCTTCTGGCGGCTCTTGCTTTTTCGCTGTAAGTTCCATCTGCCCGCTTAAATCCTCTTGACCTTGCACAGAAAGACTTTCTTCTTTTTGCTGCTTTACCGCCTGGTTTTAATTTACTTGGCTTTTTAGTGACTGGACGCTTTAAATTAGCACCAGTTTCTCTTTTAAACTTAGCGCGACCTTTTGCACTTAATCCACCAGTTTTTGCGTGAATCTTTTTATTGTAGCCTTTGAAGGGTTTCTTTTTTAAAATTGGTTCATGAGTATAAATATCTCCATCTTTATGCATGAATACTTTACCTTCTTTTTCTAATTTTGATAAAGCCTGTTTAATTTCTGGTTCTTTACCAAACTGCTTTAGGTTTTTCATTCCCAAGGCTCCGCCTTCC